ACGAATTTGATCCGCAAGATCTGGCATGAGGTCAGGTTTAGCCTTGCCTGAAAGATCTCGATCGACATCGATGGCACGAACCCAGCCGTTAGCATCAGGATTGTGATCTGAAGGGCGCGCGCTGTGTCTAGTATCGCCGATCCAACCATCAGAAGTTCGATCTCGATCTCCGAAGGCGTCGTCAATCTGTTCCCTTAATTGAATCGCACACTTAGATAAGCGAGGCTTTATGGACATTGTTCTCACACTCCCATTGGCAAGTATCTATAATTAGAACTGCTTCGTCATGGCATTTAGGCGGAATAAAAGCATCTAAATCTGGATTGTAACTGAAACCAATACCGGCATAATTCTTGCGAATCTTTGCATTGTAACTAGTGCGCAAAATCTTGTAACCTGTTGAACGGCTGCACCAATCCTCAACGCTTAGGCCTTCAATAGTTTCGTTTTCATCTACTCCTACGCTTACGTTAATAACAATATTGTTTTCATCTAGCCATGCGTAATGAGCCATTAGGACACCGTTACCGTTCCGCCTGTTGCAGCTGTGATTGCGTAATATCTGTAAGTAGCATCTGTAGTTGTTGATGTCGTGCAACCAGTAAAGGTTGCTGAATTTGCTAGTAGCATTTTTAATCTAACAATGCCTGAACCGCCAGAAGCAGGATTACCATTAGCATTTTCATATCCACCGCCTCCGCCACCACCTGTATTAGCAGTACCAGCTACAGCATTAGAACCAGATGATGCGCCCATGCCACCGCCGCCTGTACCGCCAGCACCGCCAGTACCAGTATAAACTGTTGAGCCACCACCGCCACCTGCATAGAAAACAGCTGAGCCACTAATTGAGTTTGAAACTCCTATACCGCCAGCACCGCCAGTTAAGCCCGCTGTCGCTGTAGTACCTACTGCACCAGCACCACCTCCGCCGCCAGCTGCTGCTTGATTAGGCGGTGAAATTCGACCGCCGCCACCGCCAGCAAAACCATAGCCAGTTGCACCGCCAGAATTACCTTGTGTTGCAGCACCGCCTGTAGTGCTACCCGGTATTGCAGTAGGAGTTGAACCGCCACCGCCAGATCCACCATCAACGCCAGCAGTCGGAGTGTTAAACGATCCGCCACCACCGCCGCCTGAAGCTGTAATCGTGTCAAAGATCGAATTACCACCGCTTGCACCGCGCACATTGCTTGCACTAGCAGTACCGCCTGCACCAATAGTTACGCTATACGCAGTGCCTAAAAATACTCTGTTTGTTTGATAGCAAAGTCCACCAGCACCGCCGCCACCGCCATATTGAATTGCGCCTGCACCGCCGCCAGCTACTACTAAGACATCTACAAGTAGATCCTTTTTAGGTACGCTGGTAATGCCAGCAACGATTGCGCCAATCATTAGGCCACCGCGCCCATAATTGTCCAGGCATTTGTGCCAGTCTTCACCGCTACCGATGCCTTATAACGAGCTAATACAGGTGAAGCACTAGTAGTTCCAGCACTTGTAATTGTTGTAGTTGCTGGAGTTGTTGCAGTGATAGTTGTTACACCCGCACCAATTTGAAGAATAGTAATTGCAGTTCCATTAGGGAATGCGTAAGTTGCATCTGTTGGAATGTAGAAAGTATTGGATGAAGCGTTGTTCATTGTTACTAATACTTGATACTGGTCTGTTGATGTTGCTGTATATGTTGTGCCTGTCTGGGCGTTTATTGTGAATGCGACTAAGCCATTGAACATGGCAGCCGTCAATACATCGCCCGTTGCCGCTGGGAATCCTGTTGCCATATTTACTCCTTAGTAAGAAAGAACGCTAGTGCCTAGTATGCCAGAAATAGTTGATCCTATTATAAAGGAATCTATGATTGGTTCAAGGGTTGTGAGGGTTGTTTTCCAAGCATTTGGTTTGATGTCGTGTGACACGCCAAATACCTGCAAAGTCTTGGATAGGGTTGATGAACCCGGTTGAGTAGTTGTTACTGTAATTGGATCAAAAAAGTCAAGACCCAAAGCGGCAAGAATGCCTGTGTTGTAATTGTCTGTATAAAGATCAAGGGTTACTGCATCGCAGCGGATTGCAGTTTCAGCTCTAGAAGCAACATAAGCCAGAGCATTGTCAAGGGCATTAGTGTCGGTTTCCATGAGCAAGTTCTGCTCTTGATACGAGTGCAGAAAATACTTATCGATAGAAGCTTGATTGGTTGCAACCTGAGCAGTGCCACCAACGCGAGTAACACTGGCTTTGTTAAATACCAAAGTATCGTCTAACTTCCATAAAGCATTGTTGTACGAAATGCCCGTACCGTTATCGTTGAATACCGTTGGAGTGCCAGCCACGCTTGATGAAGTTAAGGCACGATCCTGAAAGACTACATTGCCAAAAGCGTCCATATATAAAGCACCATATTCGGTACTCTCAATTGTCTGCAATGCACCAAGGGAGGTTCTAAGATTGCCCGGATCGACCTGAACTGTGGTTTGACCTATGTCTATGTCGCGTTGACTTGATGGCCAGCCCACTTGATTGAGGATCTTGCCAATTCGAGTGCCAGTGGTTTGACCAGCTGTTGCATCTGTAACTGAAGTGATCTGAGCATTCTGGAATAATCTGAATCCGTCAACCGCTTGAATCGTAGTGTAAACAATTTCACCAACATCTTTAGGGGTAGTTGTATCGTAAGAGGTTATATATCCTGCAAAGATTGGGTAAGTGGTTGTGCCATAAGTGGCAGTAATAGTTACCTTACGCATTGGGTTTAGCAAGTTGTAATAAGGACTTGCTGGGTTCATTGGGTTGAAATAACCGTTCTGATCGATGATCCGAAGGCTCATTGTGCCAGTCTGGAATACATCTGAAAGAGCTGTACGACCTCGATTGGTTCTGATTGAATCAACTAGATCTGAAACATCTACAGTAACTGCAGTGCTATCTGCTAAAGCATTAACACCAATAACGCCAGAATCAATGATCATAGGCGAGGCAAAGCCAGCACCTGTTGAAAAGTTTATTATTGCATTGATTACTGGCAGAGTCATGGCAGAACTGCACCTGGTCGATAATTGTTATAACCATTTGTGTTAGCAGCTACAACTGCATCATTGACTACTTTAACAAGTTCATCTTGCATAATTACAGATCCAGTTACATTAACTGTTACTGGTGCTGACTGCATTTGAGGAATAGTATCTTTTAAATAACTTGGCAATGAGAAACCAAAACCACCAGTGTTGCCACCAAGACCGCCAAAAGGATTGTTAGTTGATGGAGTTGCGGTTGTGCTTGGTTGCACAACAACTGGAATTGGTTCATTGTTAGTCGTCGCAAAATTGGAAGGTACAGACACTCCTGCATTTGTAGATGGAATTAGGCCAGCTAAATAAGATGGGAGAGAATAACCAAAAGTATTTGTTGCTGCCTCTGAAGGAGTGACTGTTTGATCTGGTATTACAACTACTGGTATTGGATTATTGTCAGTTGGTTCTGGAGCAATGTTATGAAGTCCGCGTGGAGTCAAAGTACCTGAGGCAGAAATTAATGCTGGCATTGCGCCTAAAATGGATGCGGCTGCTCTTAAACTAGTAGCCCAGTCAGCAAATGGATTAGTTACTTGAGAAATTTCTGTGAGACTTTTTGCAATTGCTTCATTCTTTTTCTGAATTTCTTCAAGTTTTTTTGATAATGTTTCAGCCTTAGTTGCATCTTCATCAGCAATGGCTTGCATAAGAAGCAAGCGAGTCTTTTCTTCTTCGCTAATCTTGCCTTTTAATGCCGCTTCAATTTGAATCTTGTCAAGATCAAAGATTGATCCCGCTTTAGCAAGTTTGGCAACATTAGCGGCTGCATCTTTATCAGCTTTAATTTTTGCAGCAGCAGCCTTTTTGGTGGCAGCAACTTGTGCGGCAGCTAGTTTCTTTTGCTGTGCTTCAAACTTTTGAGTGTCCATATTAGATCCACCAGTCATGGCAACATTGCCCATGCCTTGGAACCCCTTGATGGCTTTAACTAATTCGGCTAAACGCTGTGGACTAAATCTGCCTAGTAAATCAGTAACGCCACTGCCTAAATAACCAAGAATGCCAGCACCCGGTATAGAAGCAATTTCACCTTTTAGATAAACAATGGAATCAATTAAATTAGCAAGCGATTTTGCAGCACCTTCAATATCACTGGCAAAACTTGCCATGCTTTTATCTTCACCTAAAGATTGAAGTGCACCAATAAGACTTGTGCCAATGATCTCTTTCGCATTATTTGATGCAATCGCTAGCTTGTCCATTGATCCAGCGAATGAATCAGCAGAAGCCTTAGCAGAACCAGCAAAGGTAATAGCCAGTTGATCTGTAATATCTTTGAATGACTTAGTCTTTAGATCGGCCTTAGATATACCAATGCCTAACTTGCTAAGTGCAGTGTTATTGCCTAAATATGCTTTAGATAAAGCAGCAGTTACCGAGTCAAGATCTTTGCCAGTATTTGCGCTGATGTCCATCGCGATACCCATAAGTCGCTGGGTTTCAGCAGTATCGCGTGTGGCGATCGCTAGGCGAGAATAGGCTGGGCGAAGTTGTTCATCGATGATGCCTAGTTCTTTTTCAGTGCGCTGAATATAGCCTTCAGCAGTCGCTGCATCGCGACCAAGGCCAACATTCTTTAGAGCTAGTGCTAGTTGCTTCTGAGCCTTAATATCGGCAGCAGCAGCCTTAACAGAGGCTTTGCCATAGGCAAGAACAGCAGCAGTACCAAAAGTTACGCCTAATGTGCGGCCAAGGCTTTTAACGCCCTTTTCAAGTTTAGTAGTTGAACTCCCAGCCTTATCAAAGGCTTTCTTTCCAGTAAACTCAGCAGCTAAATCAATTAGAATATTTGGCATTATCCAACCACCGTTGCTCTTTGGTTCAATTTAATCTTTGCTTTTTCAATAGCCTTAAGAACGCCATTTTGGGCTTTGCCTTGATCTTCTTCAAAGGCGCGATAAAGAACGCGGCCTTCCATCTTGGATTGGCCTTTCATAGAAGATGCATACTTGCTATTGAGATTTTGAACAAATCTTGAATCTGGAGTTTTACGGCCAGCAGTTTCATAGATTGCACCAGCTGCAGTCTTATTGAATAAGCGCGCTAACGATCTGAAACCTCTGCGATTAGGTTTTGAAGGTGTTGTTTTGTAACCAATACCAGCCTTAACCATTGATGCGTTATAGGTAGGGAATTTACCTTCGCCCATTGATCGAGGTTTCCAACCACTAAGAACTTGACTTTCAGAAGGCGCATAGCCCCGAGCCGCCTTCACAACGGGCTTCAGGGCTATTGCCATTTCTTTTGGTAACTGCTTGGCTAAATCAGGTGTGAACTCACGCAAGGCTTTACGAAGTGCGACTGCGCCCTTTACTGCGACTGGCATCTTTCATCTCCTTGTTTCGATCTTTCATAGCCTGTAATAAAGCCTTGAACATTCTCGAATCTAGTTCGAGTAAGTCGTTAGGCGCGATACTCGTTTCTAGACTTAATCTTGCGACTAAGTAAGTAAAAGAGTCACGCCC